ATCTAAGAATCTATTTTGGATTGCACTTGCCAGTCCTCTTATCGCGCTTACCGCTTGGTTCTGGCTTATCTGGTTAGCTTGCAAAGAATCCTAATATTAACGAAAGAAAAAAGAGCTATGAATAAAGACTTAAAAGAATTAGATATTGTAGAATACACGGACGACAACGGGGACAAGTTAAAAGGACAAGTTGTATTGATTTTTACTTCCTTAACTGGCAAGCGTTGGGTACATATTAACAACTTTTATCTTACCCGATCAATTGACAAAGTAAAAAAGATATGAAACCATTACTCATAACATTACTACTCTTTACCGTTGCCAGCTGTTCAATGAATCCTTGCAAGAGCCTGAAAGGCGATAAGAGCGAAGCGAATAAACGGAACTTATGTTGTCCTGAACCGGGCCACGGTGACTTTTGTCCGATATGTTCAACACCTATTCCACCTAAATAAATGACAACCGATAAGACCTGCCTATCGTGCGGGCTGACTTTGTACGGGTACGAACGCGAAGGTGATTACTGCCTAGCGTGTACGCAACAGATGAGACCTCACACAACTTATTATTCAACCATTGAAGGCATAATCCGACAATCAACCAACAACCCACTAAGAGAAACCGAGAACTATGAGAAAGATACCACTGAAGAAAATCAAGGAAGCAGTTTGTAAAGTCTTTGACACTACTCCAGAAAAGATCCACGAACGAACCAAACAACAACCACACGCATTAGCACGGCAGTTTTGTTATTACTACGCACGGCGTGGACGTTCTTACGAGGCCGTTGGTAAAGAGTTTAACCGATGTCACGGAAGCGTATTGCATGGTGTCCGTAAAATACACTTGTTAAAGGATGCTGACTGGGAGATTAAATCGTACGTGTCCGCAATCGAGGAGGAATTATAATGGACCTAACCACATTATTCTGTTTGTTAATCATTGCGATAATCGCATTAGGATTTTTATATCATGACTGAGATACACCTTTACCCAACCGAAATGATAGAAGAATTGATGTACTTTATAATGCAGAATGAGATGAACGGGAAGCTTGACCCAGACCATCGCTTCATGGATTTATATGTCGAATTACAGAAGCTTCTTGACAAGTTACATGCTGACCGTAGGGATATGTACGTGTCCGTAATAAACGACGAGGTGAAGCAATGAAGATACCTAAGAAATACCTACATAAAAGTGGTAACTTAAATCAAATTGCTTTACAAGTTGAAGGGAAGTTTAAGCGAGGCGATGAACACCTTATCGTTAAAGGTTTATTCTTTTTTAATCAACAACGCGGACGGCAGTGTTGGATGATCGAAGAGCAGTTCAATATTAAACAAGCTAAAGTTAAACAAGCGTGTAAAAACTGGAAAAAAGAAAACCGAAAGCGTGTAAAAGATTATAATAAACAATACAGAGAAGAGAATAATCACTGGATACTACCGCAACAAAGAGAGTACAAGGTTTTGAATAAAGAAAAATGCGAAGCTAAAATGCGTGAGTGGTGGTTAGCAAATCGTCATATAAAGAACGAAAAGAATCGAATCTTTATGCGTAATTATTACCAAACACCTGAAGGAATAGCATACAAGAAGCAGTACAGGGAAATAAGAAAGACTGACCCTGCGTGGGTGTTAAGAAAGAATCTAGCGGGTTGTATTAGGGAAGCTGTAAAGAAACAGGCTGGAGAGAAAGCTTACAAGTCTACGGAGTTATTGGGTTGTACTATAGAACATGTAAGAGACCACTTAGAGTCTCAGTTCACCGAGGGTATGACATGGGATAACATGGGCAGAGGTGGTTGGCATATCGATCACATCATTCCGTGTGCATTCTTTGACCTGACTAAACCGAGCCATCAAAAGGTATGTTTTAACTGGCAGAATCTTCAGCCGTTATGGGAGTCAGATAACTGTGCAAAGGGTGATAAGATTCCGTGGTATGTTTTGTTGACAATCTTAATGAACAACTACAAAACCATAACCTTATGAACTACGACACTTGGTTATCCGACCCTTACGAACAGCACTATTATGAAGCAGAGAAAGAACGAAGAGAAAAAGAGTATCATCTTGAAAACCTTAGCGTACTTGAAACCGAAGAAGAAGTTGAAGAGTACCTCGACTACTACAACATCAAAGACCCACGAGAGAAATAGCGGAATCTTTTGGGAGGCAGAGGCTGACATCATACGAACCGACCTTTTAAATGATAGAAAACTATGAGTTGTCCGTAACCGACCTGCCGTTTGACTGGTCTAGTATTGATCACTCTGCTATTGCTCTTGGTTGGAATAAGTTTTGGAGCGAGTGTGAGATCACCGGATTTAAGCGTGATAAGAATGGTAACTATGTCCGTGACGAAGAAGGCAACCTGATCGCACATCGTACCAACAAGCAACGCCAACTGCCAAGAGGATGGTTTAATAACGCTCATGACTAAGCAGACTAGAGGACATGTTTGGAGGATGCGTGAGTGGGGTCGTGCTCAGTATCGTAACCGACAAGCAAAGCTGAGAGCAGAAGGTGAGTCATCTAAGACGGACGCTAGTAAGCGTATGTTACGAGTCATGGCTCCGAAGTTAGGTAAGCGTGTTGAGGATTTTATGTACACATTCGGAGGTAATACTGAACACACAACACCGCTGTTCCTTACCTTTATATTGGATATGTGTCCGTACCAGGTAGCAGCGTCAGCGTTGCAGACATTCCTTGATAACCTCCAGTATAACTTACCTGTTGGCAGGATGTCGTACAAGATTGGCAAAGCCTTTGAGAACCAAGCGAGGTGGGACAAAGCGTTAGATACCATGCATCCTAACAAGCTTGATCTGTTGGCGTTGGATGACAGGAGTAAAGCTATGAAGCTGAAGCAGTTCTACGACTATGAGGAGGAGCGGTTCACGCTGTGGGATAGTAAGTGTAAGACAGCTCTTGGTGCGTGGTTGTTGGAAGAGATACGGGTAGAGACAGGGTTGTTTGAGATTGGATTTAATACAGGTGGACAGAGGGGACACAAACCGGAACGCATAGTCGTACCGACAACTCAGTTTAAGGATTGGATCAGACGCTTTGATGCGTGGAAGGAGACGACTCGTGTGTTCAAGATGGCATTACCTGACCGTCCAGTAGATTGGTACGGCTTAGTAGGTGGTGGGTACAGTGTTAAGCACATGCCTCCGCAGAAGTTCATAACAGGCAAGCCCGTTCAGTGGTTCCAAGATTACGAGAAGAGTTATGACCACGCATTTGCTGCTTGTAACCGATTACAACAAGTAGAGTGGCAGATCAATACAGAAGTGTTAGACATTGTGTTGAAGTGTTGGGAGAATGAGCGTGTTGTTGGAAACATTCCTAACTTTGGTACGATACCTGAACAACCGAGATACACAGGTGATTGTCCGCACGAACTGAGAGCTTGGAAGTTAAAACAAAAGGACATCAAGAAAGCGAACGATGCTAATAACAGCAAGCGGTACCAGACTTGTCGCATCCTACACCTAGCTAAGATATATAAGACATGGGATAGATTATACTTTCCGTATCGTTGTGACTATCGTGGCAGGGTTTATGCTTTACCTTACTATTTGCACCCACAAGGAACCGACTTAGCTAAGAGTTTGTTAGACTTTAAGAACGGTCAACAGGTGGTGGATGAAGAGGACTTGGAAGCTGTGTTAATACACGGTGCTAACATGTGGGGAGTAAAGGGTACACGAGAAGAACGACTTGAGTGGATAGGTAAACGCCAGAAGTTTATACTTGAAGCAGCGAATGATCCACACGGCACAGATTGGTGGACTGAAGCATCCGATCCGTTCTGTTTCCTGAGATTCTGTTTAGAGTTTAAGAAGTACATGGAAGAGGGGTACGGCTATGTGTCGTACTTACCTGTCCGTCAGGACTGCAGTAACAATGGTATGCAGATACTGAGTTTGTTATTACGGGACAAGGAGACGGGCAGGATGTGCAACCTGGTGGAAGAGGACAAAGCGAATGACATGTACACAGAGTTCAGTGATATGGTGTACGATGAGTTGAAGAAGGACGGTGGACCACTGGCTAAGACATGGATGCAGTACGGGTTTTCTCGTAAGCTTGCTAAGTTAGCAGTGATGAACAGACCATACGGTGCTACCCACTACAATCTTGTACAGGATTTATTTAAAAGTATAGGAGTTAATCACCCGTGGACGAGTACAGGTGAGATGCTTACCTCTGTTATATGGATCAGTAAGATCGTCAACCGATTAGCTAACCAAGTGTGTCGTCCTGTTAATAAAGTGATGACATTCCTGCGTGAAAGTGTACGAGCTTTAGGTTACGACTCCGCTATTACATGGACAACACCCACTGGATTTAAAGTAGTACAAAGCTACCGCAAGTATAAGAAGATAAATGTAGAGAGTGTGTTTCAAAACTTAAATGTTACTATCCAAGCAGATGAATTAGCTGATAACATTGATCCAAAGGGACAAGGCAACGCAGTGACTGCTAACTTTATCCACAGTCTGGACGCTTGTATTGTACATCAAGTTGCTAATAAGGTTGACTTTGACTTAGCTACTATACATGACTGTTTCGTGACACACGCTTGTAATGTACG